TCGCAACGTGGCCGTCGTATCTGCCGACCAAGCAAAAACCCAAAGAAGGTCAGGCGTGGTATGTGAACACCGGCAGCTTTATTGTCGACCGATTCAAAGACGGCAAAGTCAGTGCGTCCAAAGACAATATTGAGTTTGTGCTTTGCCTGATGTTGGACGACATCGGGACCAAGTCCAAAGAGCCGCCACTAGCGCCGACGTGGAAGATCGAATCGTCGCCTGGTAATTTTCAGTGGGGCTACGCATTTAGCGAGCAACCATCCAAGGCCGCGTTTGTCGCTGCGGTCGACGCAATCGCAGAGGCCGGCTACACCGACCCAGGCGCGCGCAACCCAGTGCGTAACTTCCGACTGCCTGGCTCTGTAAACCTAAAACCTACGGCAGGCGGCTTTGTTAGCCGTTTAGTCGAATTCAACCCAGAGCGCGAGTACACCCTGCAGGAAATCTGCGACACTCTAGGTGTCATCCCTAAACCGGAGCAAGGCGATACTTTGCGCCCGATTAAGATGGCCGACGATGGCAACGACGATGTTTTACGTTGGCTATCGGATAACAGTTTGCTATTGTCAAAACCTAATGGGCTAGGTTGGGCCGGCGTCATTTGCCCTAACAGCGCGCAACACAGTGACGGCAACCCTGAAGGGCGCTACATGCCGGCGACCCGTGCGTATTGCTGCTACCACGGCCACTGCCAAGAACTAAACTCGCACACGTTCTTAGAATGGGTGGCCGACAACGGCGGCCCTAAACATACGCCAGGGCTGCGCGAGGAACTCTTAACCCAAGCTATGGATCAGGCGTTATCGAAACTCACGCCAACTGACATGTTTAAAGACGATGCTGCCGCGATCGTGGCTGAAACTGAACGCAAGGAACTAGGCCGCGTAGAAAAGTCTGAATGGTGGGACCGGTTTGCGTACATCCAAGAAGACGACGCCTATTTTGATATGCAAGACCGGCGCGAACTGGCGCGTGGCACCTTCAACGCATTGTTTAGGCACATCGGTTGCAAGTCGGTCCACAACGGCCGCAAAATAGAGGCGTCTTACTCGTTTGACGAAAACCGGCAAACCAAAGGCGCCAAAGCGCTAGTTGGTATCACTTACGCCGCAGGGTCATCGGTGTTAGTTGTGCGCGATGGGCAAACCTACGGCAACCGCTGGCGCGACGCTAGACCTAAACCTGTACCAGGCGACGTTACCCCATGGCTGCGACACGTCGAGCGCATGGTGCCTGAAGCATTCGAGCGTGAGCACTTACTTAACGCGCTCGCGCATAAGGTCCAATTCCCTACGCACAAAATAAACCACGCGATTCTGATGGGCGGCAACCATGGATCGGGCAAAGATACGTTATTCGCGCCGTTCTTTTGGGCCATCGGAGGCGAGGCCAAGCATAATTGCTCGCTAGTCAAAAACGAAGATTTAAATTCGCAGTGGGGTTACGCGCTTGAATGCGAAGTTATGGAAATAGCCGAATTACGCCAAGCCGAAGCCAAGGACAGGCGCGCGCTAGAAAATACCCTAAAGCCAATCATCGCCGCGCCGCCTGAGCTACTGACAATCAACCGCAAGGGCCTTCACCCTTACTACGCCCTTAACCGGGTTTTTGTTGTCGCGTTTTCAAACGAACGCGTGGCCATATCGCTGCCAAGTGAAGATCGCCGGTGGTTTGTATTGTGGGCAGAGGCGTCAAAGCTAAACGAAGCGCAAGCCACGGCTTTGTGGAACTGGTACCAAAGGCAAGGCGGCTTTGCTGCAGTGTCTGATTATTTACACAAACGCGACGTAAGCGCCTGGAATCCATCGGCGCCGCCGCCAATGACCGAAGCCAAGGCCATAATGATCGAGCACGGCATGAGCACATCGGAGGCTTTTCTTGTCGATCTTATTCGCAGGCGCTCCGGTGAATTCTCGCGCGGCGTGGTCGGCGCGCCCTTTCATGGACTATGCGACCGGCTGCAGGGCCAGGCGCCAACTGGCGCCAAGATAGTGCAAGGCGCGTTACTACACGCGCTAAAAGAGGCCGGATGGGTCGACATGGGCCGCATAAAGTCGCGCGAGTATGACAACCGAAAGCATGTGTTTTGCGCGCCTGACATGGCCGGCATGTCAAAATCAGAACTGCGGCGCATGGTAGAGGCCGCATAAAAAAAAGCCCCTTTCGGGGCCTTTTTACTTTTTACGCCTGCCTAGAATCAACTGCAGGGCGTAAGCTGCTAGGGCGTACCACATAAGCCGGCCCTCCGCATGGCGTCAGCTTTGCACTGCTCGACCTGGTCATCAGTTAAACCCTGCGCGAATTCTTCGGCCATGTCGGCGCACTGCTGCGCGGCTTTCGCATCCGGCGCCGTAAGCGCGAGCACCAGCGCGGCCGTCACGCGCTCGCTGCTAGTACTAAGGGCAGGCGGCGCGAAGGGCCGTAACGCATCCTGCAAAATTTTAGGTATGTTATTCATTGTCGGCCGCCTCGCTGTAACTGTCTTCGCCTACCGGCGCCAGGCACGGCAGCTCGCGCAGCTGGTCCCAAGCTACCGGCAACAAGTGTTTAGCATGGTTTAAGCGCTCATAGGCGCCGACATAGTCGGCCGTGCTCATGTCGGATATAAAAACCGGATAAAGCCGGCGCTCCGGCCCCTTAGATTTTACGCGCTTATGCTTTCCGGTGCATTTGGCATGGTGCGCGAACATGTCGCGGTCGTCGCGCACTGTATAGCGCGTTTTTCCTAGCGTTATCGTTTTCATTAGTTAAACCCTCCAGATAAATAAATCAAGCGCTAGCACGGCCAGCGCGGCCAAATAGACTACTAATGTCAAGTGTTTAAGTGTCATAAGTTCCCCAAAAAATAATTATCAAAATCAAATACGGCCACATAGAACCCGCGCGCGCCGGCTTGGACCTCATAACGCCAGGCGTCGGCGTCCTGCAGCGCCAGGCTATCGGCCAGCGCCTGCGCGGCGGCTTTGGTGGTGTAGTAGGTCATTGTGTGGCCTCCCTGGCCAGCGCTTCGCGCGCCCGGTCCATCGCATAGGCTAGGCCCTCGACCCTGGCCGTGTCGGGCAGGTCCGGCGCCGCTTGGTCGGCGTAGAAAATAAGCGCTTCGAGCGCTTCGCGTAGGGTTTCGGGTTTATCAATCATATCGTGCAACATCCGCAGCATGGCGCATCTTCGCAGCGGCCGCGCGCGTTACGGGTAAACGTGCGGTAGCGGCCCTGGTCGTTGAGCGTTATTGTGTTGATTTCCTGCGCGTCATCTTCGCAGGTTATATACGCGGTCCGTGTGGCCGTGTCATATGCTATCTCGTCGCCTGGCCGTATCGGCGCGCCGGTGCGGCTGCAGCGGCCGGCGTATTTGGCTCGCATAATTTTTATCATTATTTTTTCTCCAGCATGCGCGCGCATGCGTGCTCATAAATAGCGCGCGCGTTATCGTTAAGGCTTTCCACTGATAGCAGCGGCGCCGGCTTAAAAAACCGCGACATGCCACAAAGTCGCGCGTATTCGCGCGACCACTGGCCGCCGTGGCAGTGAGATAAAGCCAGGTAATAGGCTTCGCATATATCGAACCGGTCAAAATACATAATTTTACTTTCGTGTAGGTTATAGCGTGCAATAGTGCGCGCCCGTATACGGCCAGCGGCGGCCGTATACAGTCGAGCGCTTACGCGGCCAGCTTAATATCGATCACACGTTTACGCGTGCCGTGGGCAGGGAATCCGACAATAGCTGCGCGTTGTCTGGCACACAGCTGGCATGTCGCACATGTCACGTCGTCGCGTTGTGTGGCCGGGCAGATAACGACGGCACGGCCGGCCGGCGTCGTTGTGTTTTTGGTTTGCGTGCTTGGTAGCACCACCACCACCGGACCGGCCGCGTGGTCGGCCAGCCGGTCGGCGTCGGCCAGGTCATTCGCGCTTAGGTTTACAGTGAAACCCCAATTATTCGCGTGCCGTATCCAATTAATAGAGTCGGCGTCGCGGTGGTGCGTGTAGGTGAAGCCGCGCCGGCCAGCATTGGCCGCGACCAGCTGGCCGAGCTTGGCGGCGTCGATTGTCGCGCCGGCTTTCGGTAGGTCGCCGGCTTGATTGTGCCGCCATAGCTGGCCAGCCGGCAGCTGCGCGACCTGGCCGGTGAATGTGGCCCAGTCCGTGCCGCGTGTGCCGGCGCCGACGGCGCGCCAGTGCAGCGCGAGCGGCCCGCTGGCCGCGTAGCATTCGCGTTTTAGCTTGCAATCATCCGGGCAGCTATCGGGTTCCGTGGTGGATACCGGTATCGGCCCGGTTTTTACATTCGCGCTTTTTAGGGTCATGTGTACTCGCATAATTAAACCCCTTTGACGTTGTCGGCTAGCTCGCGGATCGCGCGCAGCGTGGTTAAATGCTCGTCGTTGTAGTTGTCGGCGTTTTTGTAGTCGCCGGCGTCATACGCGCGCATAATTTCGCGCTGCTCAAATAATTTAAATTGTTTTACGTCGTCGCGCGATAAGCCGCCGGCTTGTATTAATCCCTCTATGAATCGGTCGCGGTCGGTGAACATAATGTCGCCGTTGACTAATAAGGCCGCAGCGATCCGCTGGCCAGTGTGGCCGTACATGCGGCCGGTGTTGAATGCTAGGGTATCCATGTTTTACTTTCGTGTAGTTGATTGAATGAATTAATGGCCAGGCGTCGTGCCTGGCCGGTCCGGTTTAGCTAACTATAAATTCAGGCGAGAATGCCGCGCCGCTGCGGATCGCATACGCGCGCAGCTCGCTGGCCGTCGCTGCCTTACGTGTCGAGCGGATCATGGCCGACAATGCGCGCGCAACATAGTGGATATCTAGCCCTGCAGCATGATGCGCGAGTATTAGATTGAATTCTCTGGTTTCTGATTTAGTCATAATTTACTTTCGTTTAGGTTAGTTACTGATTTTCCGGCGCCCGGTGTAATTATTGTAAGGCTATTCCTTACGTTGTCAAGAATTATTTTATAGGTAGTTTCCCTGATACGTTGTGGGTCATGCGTGGGTCGCGTGTGGACCATGTTTTTAGGCGACATGACCCACACGCGGCGCCAATAAACATGCGGGTTTTGACACTTTGTGGGTCATGTGGGTAATGTTTTTATTTTATCCATGAAATATATATATATATATATATAGTAGTACTAGAGTATACGTCGACGTAAATAAGCCGTGAGAGGCCAGCGATTTAAAAGTGATGGCCACATGACCCACATGACCCACAAATGTAAAATGTGGCCATGGCCCGACCTTGCAAACCAGATACGTTATTTTTTAAGCGCCGCCTACAGCCGGCGCAGCGGTCGATTATTAGGGCTGCCGGCGCCGGCGATTTAAGCCGTGGGTTTAATGAACTACTGGCCATATATGCCCACTTGCATGCGATCGGTTACCGGCCAGGCATGCGGCCGCATAATATCGGGTTAGTTCCTAATAATGACGAATAGGAACCATTCGCATTACACTTTATGCACAATGGCCGCTGGCCGCTCGCTGCCGGCCCGATCGCTGGCCAGTACATGACGCGGTAGCTGGCCGCTGCCGGCGCCTGCCTGGCGGCCGTTTAGCCGGCTTGCTGCCGGTCCGAATTTTCCGGCCACATGGCCCACATGGCCCACATGGCGCGCCTGGCTGCCTGCCTGCAGCCGCTGGCCGTGCGGCGCCTGGCCGCCTGCCGTGCGGAATAGTTGACACGGGGGGAGGGGTATTGGCTATGACGAAACTTTTGCGGGAGCCACACCCCCACATAAAAAGGAAAATGGGGTTATAGTACGCAGCTATGAGTTATAGGCCACCAAAAGTACTGCCAAAGACTGACTATCAGAAGGTTAAAGAACTCAAAGAGTTAATGCTGAAGTCAGGCGGCAAACAGGTAGCGCAAAAAGTCATCGACATTGCGCTAAACGATGAGCATCCCGGACAGATGGCAGCGCTAAAGATGTGTATGGATCGGACGCTGCCGATTAGTATGTTTGAAAAAGACAGGGCGCAACGCAGCGCAGTGACGATCAACATCACTGGGATCGGCGAAATAAGCCAGGTCAATACAATAGACGCACAAGATGTGGAGGATAAAAATGGCTGATATGTTTGGTGACTTGCAAGGAATGGGGCTTACCCCACAGGAAATTAACAAGGTTGCCTACCATCGGCAAAACCTTGGAAACCCTTTTATAAACCAAGAGGGTAACCCAATGACCATCTATGCCACGGGGATTCAGATTCCTGAAGGCAAAGATAAAGGAAAGTTTGTGTCCGTCCCTGGCTATGTGGGTGGTCGCATTGTTACGGACGAAGATCAGTTATACGACATTTGGAAGAAAGACATCCAAAGTGGCAAATGGCCTATTTACGAAACTGCTGAAAAACTAAACGCTAGGGATGCTTGGTTGCATCAGATCATGGATAAAGACATGGCTCAATACTTTGAGCAAGAACGCCTAAAGCAACCATATCAGCAATTTGAAAGCCTATTTTATGAGGATTCCCCTCTCAAATGAGCGACTTAAACTTCTCCCTCCTGCCTTGGCAAGAAGAGGTCTTCAAGGACAAAACTAGGTTTAAAGTCATTGCCGCTGGAAGACGATGCGGTAAGTCTAGGATGGCGGCAGTCACTCTTTTGATTGAGGCATTGCGTTGCCCTGCGGGTTCTGCTGTGCTTTATGTTGCGCCTACCAATGGTCAGGCTAGACAGATTATTTGGCAAGTTTTAATGGAATTAGGACGAGAGGTTATCCAAAATGCCCACATCAACAACCAAGACATCACCACCATCAACGGAGCAACCATCTATGTCCGAGGTGCTGATAGACCAGATACCCTCCGTGGAGTCTCCCTCACCTACGCAGTCCTTGACGAAGTTGCGGACATTAAGCCCGAAGCGTGGGAGCAAGTTATCCGAGCCTCTCTCTCCGATAAAAAAGGAAGAGCCATGTTTATTGGAACTCCCAAAGGAAGAAACTGGTTCTACGATCTGTTTAGATTGGGCGAAAGCGCAGAGGATAAAGATTGGAAATCTTGGCACTTCACCACCCAAGACAACCCCCTGATCGACCCTACTGAGATTGAGTCAGCCAAGAAAACCCTGTCTTCCTTTGCTTTCAAGCAAGAATACATGGCATCCTTTACCAATGCTGGTAGCGACATCTTCAAGGAAGAATGGATTAAATACGGGGTTGAGCCTGAACACGGCAGTTACTACATAGCCTGTGACTTAGCAGGATTCGAGGAAGTTGCCAAACAAGCGGCTAACTCCAAGAAGAGGTTGGATGAAACATCCATATCCATAGTTAAGGTAACGGATGACGGGAAGTGGTGGGTAAAGGAAATAATCCATGGAAGATGGGATATTCGCCAGACTGCCGCTACCATTTTGAAGGCGATTAGGGATTACAGACCAATTTCAGTAGGAATTGAAAAAGGCTCCTTAAAAAATGCTGTTTTACCTTATTTGAGTGACCTTATGAGAAAGAACAATGTTTATTCTCATATAGTAGATTTAACGCATGGTAATAGGAAAAAAACAGATAGAATTATTTGGTCATTACAGGGTAGATTTGAGCATGGAAGAATCGTACTCAATCAAGATGAAGATTGGGATTGGTTCATTGACCAACTTCTTTTATTTCCATCAATAGGGGTTCACGATGACGGGCCTGATTCCCTTAGTTATCTAGACCAATTGGCAGTCACATCATATTTTGTGGATGATCAAGAAGACGAATGGGAGCCAGTGGATATCATAAGTGGTGTGTAATATGAAATATTGTCCAAAATGCACAAGAACATTAGACCTTAGTGGCTTTTACAAAAATAAAAGCAGGGTTGATGGGCTTCAAGGGTATTGCAAAGAATGTAAGAAAAAAAGAGATAGGCAATATGATGCAGAACATCGTGAAGAGGTTAATAAATATGCCAGAGAACAAAGAAGCAGAAGTAAAAAATATTTATCACATTTAAAAAAATACAGGGAAAAATCAAAACCAATTAGGGCAAAAATACAGATGAAGCGTAAAACTTCAAAATTACAAAGGATGCCTAAGTGGTTAACCGAGTTTGACCTTCTGAAAATTAAATGCTATTATCAGGTTGCGGCTATGTACTCCAAGGAGAGTGGCTTTGATTGGCATGTTGACCATGTGATTCCATTACAGGGCAAAAATGTTAGTGGACTACATGTTCCAAGTAATTTACAAATTATTCCAGCAATTGAAAACATGCGGAAAAACAATCATTACGAGGTAGAGCATGGCAACAGATAAACAAGTCGGTATGGAACAAAATGAGTTTGACGAGCCTACTGAGTCCGATAAAGAACTTGTTGGATTTGTTGTAGACCACTGCAATCGGTGGCGTGACTACCGAGATGTTAACTTCCTCCCTGATTGGCTAGAGTACGAGCGCATCTTCCGTGGTCAATGGGCTTCTGAAGACAAAACCCGTGAATCTGAGCGTTCACGTATCGTCACCCCCGCCACCCAACAAGCCGTAGAGACTCGCCATGCTGAGATCATGGAAGCAATCTTTGGTCAAGGCGACTTCTTTGATATTGAAGACAACCTACAAGATGTAGGCGGCAACCCCATAGATGTTGAGTTAATCAAGGCTCAACTGATGGAAGACTTCAAGAAAGACAAAATCCGCAAGTCCATCGACCAAATCGAGTTGATGGCTGAAATCTACGGAACAGGCATTGGCGAGATTATTGTCAAGACGGAGAAGGAATACATCCCCGCTACGCAAGCAATCCCAGGCCAAGTCGGACAAGCCGCCATCGGAGTCTTAGAAAAAGACCGAATTGGTGTGAAGATCATGCCCGTCAATCCCAAGAACTTCTTGTTTGACCCTAACGGCACATCCATTGATGACTGTATGGGCGTGGCTATCGAGAAATATGTCTCGATCCACAAGATTGTCCAAGGCATAGAGAAGGGTATCTACCGCAAAGTAGACATTACCACCTCTGGTGAAGACACAGACCTTGAGCCTACCCAAGAGGTTAGCCAATATCAAGATGAGAAAGTCTTGTTGTTGACCTACTACGGCTTAGTTCCACGGGAATACCTAGAGAATCTAGAAGAAAACAAAGAGATAGTAGAGTTATTTCCTGAGAACTCTGCGGCAGAAGACTACACAGACATGGTGGAAGCCATTGTTGTGATCGCCAATGATGGTCAATTGCTAAAGGCTGAAGCCAATCCATACATGATGAAGGATCGTCCCGTCTTGACCTATCAAGATGACACAGTTCCTAATCGTTTATTGGGCAGAGGAACAGTAGAAAAAGCGTTCAATATGCAAAAGGCTATTGACGCACAGACTCGCTCACACCTTGACTCCCTTGCGCTGACCACTAGCCCCATGATTGCTATGGATGCTACCCGTTTACCAAGAGGAATGAAGTTTGAAGTCAAGCCTGGCAAGGCAATCCTTACCAATGGCGCACCTTCAGAGATTCTCTACCCCTTCAAGTTTGGTCAAACTGATCCCAACAACTTGGCTACGGCACGAGACTTTGAGCGTATGTTGTTACAAGCAACGGGAACATTAGATTCTCAGGGAATGATTAGCAATGTGGCTCGTGATGGTGGTCAAGGCGGTATGTCTATGGCTGTCGCTTCTATCATCAAGAAGTACAAACGCACTTTGGTGAACTTCCAAGAAGATTTCTTAATCCCGTTTATCAAAAAGGCGGCTTTCCGCTTCATGCAGTTTGACCCAGAGCGTTATCCCTCAGTCGATATGAACTTCATTCCTACGGCTACGCTTGGCATTATTGCTAGAGAGTACGAGCAACAGCAGTTTATTGGCTTGTTGCAGACGCTTGGCCC